GGCAATCGCCTCCTCGCGCGCAACCCCGGCGCCATTGTCGAGCCCCGCCGACAGCGCCGAGACCAGCAGGCGCACGCCGCCCTTGCCCTGGATCAAATCATCCATCAGCACGTCAAAGGCCTTGCCGTTGTTGTCTTCTTCAAAGCGCATCAGCGCGCCGGTGGTGAAGCGCAGTTTATGGGTGGTCTTTCCCTGCTTCAGTGTTGCTGCAGCAATCATCGATTACACCCCCTTGGTCCAGCTGATGAGCCCGGTGGGGCGCAGTTTGAGATCCGTCATCAGATCTCCCTCATGGTCGACCGAGGGCACCGAGGGGTTCACGAAGGCCTTGTAGGCAAAGACATCCCCCGAGGTGGCCTGACCCTCCATCATTGGCAGCTTCACCCGGAAGAACACCGGCTTGCCGGAGGCCTTGTAGCCGGCGGCCAACTCGTAAAGCGCGGCGGAATAAAAGCAGCTGAGCGTCAGCTCGCTGGTATCCGTGAGGCCCACGCCCCATTCGCGCGACCGACCGGGGCTGTCGAGCGAGGTGCGATCCCGGTATTCCGGGTTCTCCTCGGGGATCCCCACCGTCTTGCAGCCCTTGATGACGACAAACGTCGCCTCTTCTCCATCCGGAGACCATTCAATGTCCGCCAGATCGCCTGCGATGACATTCTCTGCCATGGCTCGTCCTTTCATATTGTTTGGGAAGTGCCGGTTGCCCGGCCAAATCAGGCGCGGTAGCGCACCTGCACATCCAGCATTTGCAGCCGGATCACATCGCCGCCGGTCTCCTGTGTGGAATCCCGCCGGGAGAGTTCTTTGATGCGGATCACTGATCCGCCGCGATAGTCGGTGAGCGTGGTGGAGACCAAAGGCGCAAGCTCGATCAGCTCATCTGCATCATCTGAATAGAGATTGACCTGCACCCGCGCCGTCTCCACGTTCGAGCGTCCCTTCAGGGAATAATCGGTCAGGTTGGAGATCCGTTGCAGTGTGATACGCGGGAACCCCTCGGCGTCATCAAACCCGCCCCAGACAACCGCCGGCGTGAATGATAAGAGCACGGCACAGAGATCCGTCTCCAAGCTCATTTTGCCACCCTCGCCGCCTTGCGCCGCGCGCGTTCCAGCGACTTCTCGATCTCATTCCAGACCTCACGCCGCAGCGTTGCCAGCATTACCGTTGTCCCGACATCCCAGGCAGGCCGCAGAAACGGACGCGCGGGCATCGCACCGGTCGACCGCCCCGTGGAGGACTGGACACGCGGCCCGGTGCCGAACTCATAAAGATGGGCATGCGGCGCATCCTCCCCATTCGGCTGCACCGGCCCCACATAAAGCACCACCTTGCTGCGCCCGGTATCACCGCGCGCCTCTTTGCGCTGACGGGCAGTCAGCTTGCTGGTCACGGCGACGGTAAACGGAGACACACCGCTCGCCAGGTCCGCCACGGGTTTCAGGCTTTTCTTCATCGCGCGGCGCATCACGCCCTTTGCCGTGCCGCGCGCCATATCCGCCAGCGCGCGCTCAATATCGCCCGCGCCTTCGATCTTCATCTTCACCGCCATGTCGCCCTCACTGACTTTTCAGGGCGGTGATCTCGACCCACCGCCGCCGGCCGATTTCCTTCGTCCCGGTGATTTCCCAATCCGCCCCATTGATCCGCAGAAAGTGCTCGGACGTGATCGCCGCAGCGCGCGCGGAATAGCGCAGCACAAAGCGGGCATCGGCCTTCTGCTCCACCGCCCCTGCCCGCCAGCGCTCACCGTCTGAAAGCGGCTCATAGCTGGCCGGAACCGTCAGCAATTCGACCTCGCCCGTGTTCCGCTTGTTGCCGGTGGCCGTGGTCTCAGTCTGCCGCGCAAGCACGGTCACCACGCGATCCAGACGCCTGCCCATCACTCCACCTCGCAAGGACGCCGATAGCGTGCCTGCTTCATCAACAGCCGCACCCCAAACGAGAGCTGCGGCGGCTGCTCGCCATCCACGGCGATACCCGCCTCAAACCACTCCTTTGCCAGGAGAAAGACCGCCTGCCGCAAACGGGCCAGCGTGGGCACATCCGCGCCGCCCACCGTCGCCTGCACCCGCAGAAGATCACCGCGCACCGAGCGACCGGCCCAACTGCCGCCCAACACAAGCTGCGGCTCATCATGGGCCTGCTGCACCCATGCACCCGCCAATGGTTGATCGAGCCACCCCCCAATCCCGTCGCTGATTGCGAGGCCCGTCAGGTACGCGACCGGCAGCACCGGAAACCACCACCGGACCCAAGCACCACGGGTCACGATGAACTCGACAGAGCGCGGCGTCAGCGGGCGACCGGTGGCGGTGGCGACAACAGATTCCGCCGTTTCCAGAACAAGGCTCAAGGCGGCATCGTCATCCAGATCTTCAGCAGCGATATGAACCGACCGTTTGAAGTCCTCCAGGGTCACGCCCGCCGGGATTTGCCCCTCTTCGATCACCCGCATAGTTCGCGCTCCTTACGTTTTTGCGCCCTGTTTTGGCGGAGTGCCTGCGCCTTCCTTCGGCAACGCGCTTGCGGGCTTTTCCGTCTTTTTCTCCAGTGCGGGTGGCGTGTTTTCAGCTTCTGCAGCCAGCGCCGCTTCCCGCGCCGCAAGCGCCTCTTCGCGCGCCTTCAGGTCGGCGTCGCGCGCATCCAGCTCGCCCCCCTTGGTTTCGAGTTCTGCACGCGCATCGGCGATCATCTGTTCGGCAGCGGTGGTGTCCACGCTCAGCGCTTCGACGGTCTTGGAGGCGTCCGGGTCATAGGGTTTGCACACGCCCTGCGGCCATTTTGCGATGGTTGCGGCATCAAATCCGGCAACGTCGCCTTTGACGTAGCGGCCATGAGTTTTCAGAAATTCAACGATGAGTTTTGCCATATCAGCAGTCCTTGTCAGAGTGGGGTAAGACCCCGGCGCGCGCCGCCGGGATCAGGAGTTCAATGAAGGGATCAGAGCGACCAGGCGACGCCGTTCAGGCCGGCGATGGCCTCATCATGCGCAGGCGCCATGTCGTGCTCCGCGATCGCGCGCATCAGGGTCAGATCACGCTGGAACGCGTGGACCTCGTTGCCAGACTGATCCGTGAAGGACGCCTGCGTGCTGGTTTCGAAGGTGATGTCCATGGTGTCGCCGATCATGATCTCGGCGAAGTCAGCAAAATAGACCTCGGTCTCATTCCCACCCGCGCCCAAGTTATCGGGGATCTGGGACGTTTTCCGGATGGGGGCACCATGCAGCACCCCGCTATCGTCAATGGACGGGAACACCTTGAAGCCGTTGGCCCACCGCAGGCTGGCCAGGAAGTTCTTGGCCGACCCTCGCATGATCCAGCCCGGCGTGGTCATCGCCACATTGGCGTCCTCAACTTTGCTGACGATGCGGCGGATTGCCTGTTCGACCACAGCCGGGTCAGTGCCCGCAACCGCATCTTGCCAATGCTCCGCCAGCGCCCAGCTCCGCAGCCCCTTCGGGGTGTTGCCACTGCCGTCGAAACGCAGGAAAGCCAGATCGTTCTTCAGGGCCATTTCTTTGAGAATATCATCGCGAACGGTCTGGGCGATGGAGGCGCTGGAATGGCGCAACAGAGAATTGCCCAGCGGCACCAATGTGGTCAGCTTCTTGAACTTCTCTTCAACCTTGTCAAAGGTCGGCTCACTTTCAACGATTCCGGCATTTTCTGCACCGTAGGCTGCAGAGGAAGAGGTGGCCTGACGGGCATTCCGTAGTTCGCCTGCCGGCATGTCGTGGACGCGCGCACCCGAAGCGCGCACTGTGATACGCGGACGCAAAAGCGCAATCATCTGCTGCGCCTGTGGGCGTGGCAGGGTCACGCCACCGGCGCTCTCGGTAGCACCGGAGAGCGCCGCTGAAATTGCGCTGTGACCATCCCGCTCCAGCCGCGCCACCGCGCGGTCCCGATCCCCTTTGCAGTTGATCAGCGCATGCGCCATGAATCCAACCTCAATCCCTTCGTACTCCGGGTCTTTCGGCATTGCCGGCGCGGCCTGTGGTGCGGCAGAGCCGGTGGTGTCGAGTTCGGATGTGGCGGTGGCCGCCTTGGCGCGCTCAACCGCTTCGGCCCGCGTCACCTTGACCTGCAGCGCCTTGAACTCGCCCTCAGCGGTCTCGAAGGCCGCAACCGCCGCCTCCAGCGCACCGGCCTCCGCGTCGTCCTGCGCCTCCAGGTCTTCAATCGCCTTGGCCTTGTCACCCATGGCGTCCGCCGCAGCCTTCAGCATGCGGCGCAGATCGTTGATGTCCATGTCGTGTCTCCTTTTTCACATGGAAAGGCTGCACTCGCGCAGCCCAATTGGCCCCGCCGCAAATGCGCGAGGTGTTCCCAGACCAAACCGGTCAGAGAGTGTCAGAGAGAGGCCTGCGCCCGTGCCGTGGCGGCGCGGGCCAAATAGGCGCGCGACGAAGCCGATTTCTTCGGTGCGTAGAGACCAGAAAGGCGCGCCATGAAGTCCGGCAGCGTTTCAATCTGGTCGACCAGACCACGCGCAACGGCATCGCTGTTCCAGAAGACATCGCCCCCTTGTTTGATGTCGTCGCTGCGGCTCATTCGCCCCGGCAGATCCTCGGCAGCAATCCCGCGGCCCTGCGCCACGGCGGCAAGGAACTCCGCTTCCATTTCATTCAGACGCACCATTGCGGTGGCCTGCCCCGCGTCAGAAGAGAGATCCGGGCGCTTGGCGCCTGCGTGCTCCGAGGTCAGGATATAGAGCTGATTCCCCGCCTCACCTGGTTGCACCGGCTGATAGGACGTCAGCATGGTCCCGACAGATCCAACCCAGCTGCCGGGGGTGGCGCTGATTTCGGTGCATTGGCTTGCCAGCCAATAGCCCGCCGACGCAGCCAGCGGATGCACCAGGGCATGCACCGGCTTTGCAGCCACACAGGACCGGATCGCCTCGACCGCCGCCTGCACGCCGAGGACAGACCCGCCGGGGGTGTCGAAGATCATCACCGCCGCGCGCACCTCATCGCTCGCCGCCAGTGTCGTCATGGTCTCGGCGACACCGTGATAATTGGACCAACCGAGGAACCGCTCCAGAATGCCGGAGTTCGGCGTCAAAGCGCCGCGCACCGGGACATAAGCCACGCCGCGATGCACCGCGTATCTTTGGCCGCGTTCGATGGACACGCCGACATCGGCCAACGCCTGGAGGTCCGTTGAGGCGTCCGGGGCCTCGGTTGGGATCTGCTGGTTCAACAGGCCCAACCCCGAGTCATGAATTGACAGATCCGCGCCGTGGAACAACGCGCCGATAGTGGCTCCGCTCATTCGTCTTTCCCCTTCTTTGGTTGGGTGTCATCGCGCGTCATGTTCGGCGCGGGGTTCAGCGTTTCGCCGCCCTCTACCGGCTCAAGGCCAATCTTCTTGCGCCCTTCATTGGGCGTCATGAACGGCCCGCCGATAGCCTTGTTCATGGCCTCGTTGCGCTCTTTGATGGTCGGCTGCAGGAGTGCGTCGAAGTCATGGCGCAGGAAGAACTCCGCCTCGCGTTCGCTGCGGGTCAGCACCGCCATCGCCATGGTCTGCTCTGCCAAGCCGGACCAGTGGAACAGGCAATCAGTGAGGTAGTCGATGGCCTGCTGCTCGCCGTTGGCCTTCACGCCAAATTCCAGCATCTGCAGCTTGGACGGCGGCATGCGGTAAATCGCGGCCAGCTGCTCCCGGTCGAACTTGCGGCTCGACAGCAGCTCCTGATCCGCCGCTGTCAGATCGAGGCTCTTGATGTCATCATCCGGCCCCAGCACGGGAACACCGTCAGAGTTTGGATTGCTCAGATGCTCCTTCAGGCGGCGCGCATTACGTCTGCGATCCTCATCACTCTCATAAGAATCGCCCATCTTCATATAAGCCTTGGCATGCGCCCCCGAGAGTGACCGCGCCGCAGACTCCTGACCGGCGAAGGCCAGCCCCACCGTTTCCGCCGCCACCTGCAAAGGCGACCGACCCGTCCATCCATCCAGCGCCATATAGCGCAGATGCACCATCGACCGGCTGGCAACCCGGCGCGCCACACCGGCCCCATCGGTGAAGTCATAGAAGCGATCCCGACCGGCTTTCAGCGGGGTGCATCCATCCTGATCTACCAGCTCGATCAGCTCCAGCTCGCCACCGCCATCACGCGGACCGAAGGCAAAACCGTTGCCGCGCAGCGCCCAGGCATAGACCAGCGCAAAGCGCATGACCTTTGCAGGCACCCCCGGCGAAGCCTCCACGTTCAACAGGTAGTTGGCCGGATGATCGCGCACCCGGACCTCCTGCCCGTCCGCGTTACGCTGCCACAGCTTCAGTGGCACTTTCGACAGATCGCCGGCGATATTGTTGCAGCAAGCAAAGACAGTGCCGTGCTGCTCGCCGCGCTGTGGCGTCACGCGCGGCAGCTTGGTGGAGAGTTTCGAACCCCCACCCCAGCCGATTTCGGTCATCCATGGCTGCGGGTTGGCGGTGCCAGAGGTCTCCACCTCCGCCGCCGAAGCCATCACCGGCGGCTCGACCCGCGCCCGCGCCGGCACCGACGCCCCGGCGCGGCTGATCTCCAAGCCCAGCAACTTCATACCACTTCGACCTCGCGTGCTTTGCGTTTCTCTTCTCCGACCTCGGCGCGCCCCAGCGCCATGATCGCCGCCACCGCCGCATCAATGCGCCCGGTGGATTTCTTCTTGTTCGGTTTCACGTTTTCGGCGGCGTCCTCATCGCGGTGGACATTGCCCACCTGCCAACCCAGCACGGGATTGCCGCCGTGCCGGATCTTGTTCTGCGCCACCTTTTCCTCGAACCTCTTCATCGGGTTCGACATCGAGGCGTAGCCCTGCCGATGCTCGACCATCGGGAACCGCCGCTTGTCCAGCTTGTCCGCCAGGTACTTCATGCCCCAGGGATCATAGGCGACTTCCTGCAGGTCGAACTTCTTCCTGATCCACTCCAGACGGTTGGCGATCTGATCCTCATCAATCGTGCCGCCCTTGTGTATCTCCAGCCAGCCCTGATCCCGCCAGCCGACATATTCCCGCTTTTCCGTCTGCGCCCGCTGGATGAAGCCTTTCGGCCCCTCCGGCAGGAACGTGTAAGTGATCAGATAGATCAGCCCATCCACCGGCACCGCGACCACGATGGCCGTGGTGTCGATCTTGTTCGACAGATCCAGCCCCACCCAGGCCTTGCGCCCGAAGAGCATCGCCGGGTCAAACGGCGCCGAGGCCATGCCATGATCCCAGACATCCGGCGCGATCCACGACTGCGCCCCCTCGGTCCAGAGGTTCAGGTGGAAGCGCCGAAAGTTCGGCATCTTGCCTGCAATCGCCAGCGCCGAGCGCAGCGTGGCCTGCATGGCCTCCTGCTTCTTACTGATGCCAAGGTTGGGGTTTCCCATCGCCCAGGCAATGGGATCGCTGGGGTCACAATCCGCCGGCGGCTCCGCGACAAAGCCAAAGAACGCATCATCCTCGACCTTGCCGCCCAACACGCTTTCAGCGTAGCCGCGGATCTCACCGCAGAGCGAGTTGCGATCCTGCCCCGCCGTGGTGATCACCCAGTCAATCGGCTGGTCCCGCGCGATCATGCTTTCCACGATGGTGTCGGCCAGTTCGCGGTCGGTCCAGCGGTGCATTTCATCACGGGCCAGGAATGACGGGTTGATCCCGTCCGAGCTATCGCCGTCACGGCTCAGGCAGGCGATGGAGCCATCCGTGCGCGGCGTCTCAATCGAGGTGCGCCAGACCTTCATCATCTGCCCCAGAAACGGCGAGCGCTTGATCATACGCTTCATTTCCTTGAACAGCAGCCCCGCCTGATCCTTGGTGGTGGCGGCGCAATATCCCTGCGGCGCGGCCTCGCCGTCAAAGAGCTGCGTGAACAGCATCGGCACGCCGGTGTCGGTGGTCTTGCCGTTTTTCTTGCCCACCTGGTGATAGGTGGACCGGAACCGCCGCAGCCCGGTCTCGCGTTGCTTCCAGCCAAAGACAGACCCGTGCCGGAATTCCTGCCATGGCTCCAACTTCAGCGGTTGGCCACCCATCGGGCCCGTCGTGTGCTGCAGCATCCCCGCCCAGCGTATGATCCGGCTTGCCGCCTCACAGTCAAAGTACAGCCCGCGATCCGCGCCGGTTTCCAGATCCATCAGGTGCCGCTCGCAGGCCATCCGCACCAGATCGCCCGCGATGATGTCTCCCTCTACAACCCCGGTCGCATAGCGCGAGACCGGGTGATCAATCGGTTCCATTGAGCATCTTCATAGCATCGTCAAAGAGATCGCCTTGGCCCTCTCCCGACAGCCGCAACGCATCAACCGGCGATAAGCCAAACAGTGCCGAGTCCCGCCGCATGCCCGCCATCGCTTCCTGCTGGATGCCCCAAGCCGCCCTCTTTTTCTGCTGAACCCCGTTCCGGGTCTTGGTTTCATAGTACAAGCCCTCCAAAGCGAGGCAGGCCGACGCCGCCACGAAATTGGCGACACAGGTGCAATAGCTTGCAAACTGATAGGCATAGAGCGCATCGAGCCGATCCTTTCGAACCAGTTCGGGTGCAAGCGCATCCCAAACTTTCCGGGCCTCACCCTCCAGAAACTCCGGCGCGTCAGGGACAGGCTTCTGGATGTCGTCTTTCATGGGAACGACGTTTTGCAGGTTCGGTTTCTTCCCTTTCATCCCGCTTCCTCCATGGTTGATTAGTGGGCTTTTTTCCTCAATTTCGCGCGCACAAAAACAAAGGTATCCCCGCCGGTTTGGGGCATATCCCGCTCAGTTTTGAGATACCCCCCGGTCACCCGTGGAACACCTCGCGCGCAGTCTTGCGGCTGTGGCAGCGGTGACAAAGCGCCTGCCAGTTCGAGCTATCCCAGAACAGTTTCCGGTCACCCTTGTGCGGCGTGATGTGGTCGACATCCGTTGCCGCCTCGATCACTCCAAGCTCTCCGCAGTCCACGCAGAGCGGATGGTGGCGCAGGAAAGCTAAGCGCGCCGCTTTCCATTTGGGATCGGCATAGAGTATCCGCGCCATGACCGCCGCCTCGGAGGTCTGCGCCTTGGCCCGCCGCGCCTTCAGCTTGTCTTGCCGCGCCGCTTCATGCCGTTCGCAATGCGATAGCCCAGGCACAGCGAAGTCCTCACAGCCCGACGCTACACAAATCTTCAATCGCGCCATGAGGCATCCATTCGTCAAAGTGCAAGGGGTACGCACGTGAGATGCGTGATCGAAATCAACATCCATCAGCAATTGTTTATTGCAAAACGATAAGAATCAGTGCAAATGCGATAAGCACACAACAGCAACTCTATGAGGTTTCACATGAGCGAAAATCGCTTGTCCCGCTTATCTTGGTGGCTACACCTACTCGCCACGCTCTTTGTCATCGGCATCGTCACCAGCGTCGTGGTGGTTGGCTTTCTGTTTGCGACCGATCCCAACGCCGTCGAGCTTACCGACTTCCAGGTGCCTGCAGAGAACATCGTGGTCGGCCCCATGTTTTGGTTGGGCTTTGCCATCAGCCTTATTCCGACTGGCTTTGCCATCTGGGCAATCCTGCTGCTGCGCAGGTTGTTCCGCTGTTATATGGCGCGCGAAGTTCTGACAGCTCACTGCGCCACGTTGATCAAGAAGAGCGGCCTTGCGTTGCTGATCATGGCAATACTGCGCATCGTGCTCCAACCTGTTGTCACGGCTTTGATGAGCTGGTCGGCCCCTGCGGGAGAACGTATGCTCTCGCTCGGTATTGGGACGCAGGACATCAACTTCTTCTTTGTTGCCGGCCTATTGGTGGTTATTGGTTGGGCCATGAATGAGGCGGCAGGTGCCGCGACAGAAAACAAAGCGTTCGTGTAATGGAAGTCGTTGTCAGGTTGGATGTCGTGATGGCACAGCGCAAGGTGAGAGGTCGTGACCTTGCCAAAGAGATCGGCATTACCGAACAAAACCTGAGCCTGCTTAAATCAGGTCGCGTAAAAGGTATTCGCTTTGATACACTTGCCAAACTATGCGCCGCACTAGACTGCCAGCCCGGTGATTTGCTTGAGGTTGTCGACACCACCGAGGCGCAACCGACCTAAGCGACATCATGGAAGACATCGCAAACGAAGTGCGCCCGGAGCAGGATCTCTGCACCGGGCGCACGTTGGGTGACTGCAATATGTCAATTGGGCTAGGATTTCGTCAAGCGGTTTTCTTCCATGGCGCGCTTGGAGGCATCACGTTCGTTACCACATGAGAGGTTAAGTGACTGATCTGAAGCGCTGATTTTATTTCCAAAAGGGCTGACCACCATTGCAGATATCCACGCCGCATCGATGCGATCTCGCGCGCAGTTGGACGGATTTCAATTGGAGAGTAGAGCACCGGCTCCATCGCGATACTGCCATTGCGCTTGCGGCGGGCTTGATGGGGCCATCCCACTGAACCGAGTTCCAACGCATCTGATGTCCGTGCCCGCGTGCCATGCCGGTTGGTCGCGGTTGCCCTGGGGCGCACCTGCAACTCGCTCCTCCATTCAGGAGCCCGACCAGAGCGCGCCAGCTCCGCAATCCAGATCGCCATACGCCGGCCACCGCAACTCTCCGGCAAGACAGCCAAGGTGCTGGCCACGATATCCGCATCATGATGCGCCGAGGATGTGCCGCCACCCTGAACCCGACACCCCAGCCGCGCCTGCTCCATCAAGATGTACTCCATCCCGACACCGGGCTTTGCCCCGGTTTCGCGCTCGATCTCATCAAAGTCTATGCCGACCTTCTCGCGTTGAAACGCCCACTCGATGATGTCCAACACTGAAACAGATCGTTTGGTCGCGATCCCATGGGCACCGCTGCGCATCGTAACCGTCAAACCGCACCTGCCTCTGCGACCAGTGCCGCAATCCGCTGGCATTTGTCCTGCGCCTGACGCCGTGCCTTGCGGAATTTCCAATCCGCATCCGACAACGTCCCACCCCGCGCGATCTGCTCATCCTGGCGGACAATCTGGCGGCGGGCATCCTCGGCCTTGGACCGGATCTGGTTCAAATCATACTCTCTGGGCCACACCCTCGACCGGCGCAGATAGCCCAGAAGCTCGGGCGCCCAGCCCTCGGCAAGCGCCGCCTGCCCCAACCGATGCGCAAACACCGCCCGAAACAGCGGCGACGCATCATCCGGCGGTGGCTGGATCGCTGCCGCCCATTGCAGGATCTTCGCCGCAATCGGGAACTGATCCTGTCCCTTGCCACCCGGCATGCTGGCCACCTGCTCCGCCAGCGCCGAGAGGTTCAGATCATTCATATACGCCAGCTTGCCGCAGAGATCCGTGATCATCACATCAAACTGCGCCACCGTCAGTTTGCTGGGCTTGGCCAGCCCCAGCCGCACCAGCGGCTCGATCAACAACTGCCGGACCCGCGCCGCGCCTGCCGCCTGTTCCTTCGCATCCATCTCTGCACCTCTTTTCTCAGCAAATCCGAGTTATCCACAGCCACCGAACCCGAACGGTCCCGCGACTGTCCTTCTGTTTTGTTATTTCTCTGTCTCTGTCCCTGTCGTGCAGGACAGTCTGAGACTGTCCGAGACTGTCTTGAACTGTCCGCCGGACAGTCTTGGACACTGTCGGACAGTTATCGGACGGAGCCGGAGCGCGCCTGGCCGAGGTCGAACATATGCGTCGACCAGGACCGCATGGCGCGCTCGATCCAGCTGGCGTTGCGGTATTCGCAGCCCTCCTGGACCAGCCATTCGTCCATCCAGCGAATGGCGGCGTCATTCTTCGCCAGCTCGGCGTGATAGCCGGCCACCGTCATGCGCAAACGCTGCAACCGCTTGGCCGCATTGGCCGCTTCATGCTTGGCGCGGTTGTCTTCCTTGCGTGACAGCGCCTCGGTCAGCGACCGGAGCACCATCGGATGCATCAGCCGCACCTCGCCGCCCTCGCAAATGCAGGGCGTCCACTTGTGCAGCGGGCCGTAGTCCAGCTTGCACAGAGATCGGAAGTGCCCCGGATCCACCAGCAACAGCTTGGCCAGCGTCTCCAGATCCTGCGGCACCGTGCCGACCGGCGTCTGGTCATAGGCGATATTGATCAGATCGAAGTAGAGCGCCCGGCACTCCGGCGTGCCCTTCAGCCGCATATCCGAGTTCAACCAGCGCCGCCGCTCCCACGCCATGAAATAGTGACTATCAAGCCGGTCCTCGATCCCCAGAGGATATTCCGGCAGCTCCTCGGTGGAGACCGGCTGCAGTCCAACCGCGCCCAGCATCAGGCTGCCTCACCAAACAGAGACGACAGCTCATCATCGATTGCATCGATCAGCTGCGGGCCGTTGTCGACCGCATGGCTGCGCGCCATCTTGCGATAGCGTCCGGACCAACCGCGATAGCGGCAGATCTGGGAACAGGTCTGCCGCGATGCGCCAGTAAACGAGGCCATATCCGCCAAGGTGCATTCCCCGGCCCTGTCCTCGATCAGCCACCAGATCTGATAGGCGATCCGCTCGATACGCGGTGAAGTGATCTGTGCCATCATGCTGCCCTCGCCAATTTGTCTTGGAAGAACGCCGCCGCGCCGGGATCCGTCAGGATCATCAGCAAGGCGGTATGGCTGGCGGGCGCGGTTACAGCACCCCACCAGTTCAGCGCGGTCTGGAACGACACATCGCAGAACAGCGCCACCTCGCGCGGGCTGTGGAACCGCGCGTGGAAGTAAGCCGACCAAAGGTCAGGCGCGCTGATCTTCAGTGCATATGGATCCAACTGATTTGACCAAGACGCTTGGTCAGCTGACGTGCCAGGCTGGTCGCATGGCACATCATTGTTCACGATCAGAGTTAAACGCGGGCGGCTCATGCGGCTGCCTTTTCATTCGGTGGCGGATTGTCAGCCATGTATTTTCGCAACCTCTCAGCAACGGAGAGCGTGCAGCTTTTTCCATCCTTCAGGCGGCGATAGAGCCGACTGTTTCCAACCGCGCGACTTGTGACAGTGGCTGGCGCTACGCGCCTTTCAGCCGCGTAGCGCTCGATTTCAGAAATAAGCTGAGCATTCATCATGCGACCATATAGGGACTATAATCCCCACACATCAAGGGACAATCATCTCCTATCGGTAAAAGAATTGCGGGACTATTGTCTCCATATGCCTTTATCATTCAGAGAAGCGCTCAATGGAGCCATGTCAGCATCTGGGCTTTCGATGCGAAAACTGGCTGAGAAGGCTGGCGTTTCGTATGAGCAGCTGAAGAAGATCAACCAAGGCAAAACCCAAAGCACCAACGCAGAAGATGCGCTCCGCATAGCTGCCGCGCTTGGCATATCGCTTGAGAGCTTTATGGCAGGAGAATTCGAAGGAACACCAACCATCGCCATTGCAGGCAAGGTAGGCGCCGGTGCCTCCGTCCCTGTATTTGATGCATACGCAAAGGGCGACGGACCACAGGTAGCTTGCCCGCCAGGGCTTTCACCTAGCGGAGTTGTGGCCGTTGAGGTCGAAGGTGATAGTATGGAACCTGTATATTCGGCAGGTGACCTACTTTTCTACTCGCGAAATGGGCACGATAGCGTGCCTAGCGATGTCATCGGACACAGATGCGTGTGTGAAGACGAAGAAGGCATGGGTTGGGTAAAGCAGGTGAAAGCCGGAGATGAGCCCGGTCTTTTCCACCTGATCAGTTTGAACCCAGGCGCGAACAACATTTGGAATACTCGACTAAAATGGGCCGCTCGTGTCCGCCTACATTGGCCTTCGGACCTCGCAAAGCGGCTGTGAACGCCCCCTAACCAAATTCTCGTAGTGACCGAATCTCTCTTCGGGCAATCGGAGGACGTTCGCCCTGCGCATCGACGGGGATATTTTTCCCCACTACACCATTGACAGGGACTATTATCCCCTACTATCAATCTCCCATCAACCGATGGAGGATTGAATGCAAGACAGACTTGAAGCCGTGCTGCGTGACGCTCAGCAAATCGCTGGCTCTCCCGAGGATCATCTCGACACCCCGCACCTATTCACTACGGCATGGGCCACGCTAAAAGCCGCGCGCGGTCAGGGCTTTGATCCTGCCCGCCTGCGCGCTGCACACCTGATCGAGCGCCCAGCACCGACACCTGAACCAACCGAACAGGTCTTGGAGCGCGTCGGCCACAAGGTGCGCCGCGTCATGGCGGACCGCCAGATCAGCCCGCACGGCCCCCATGCGGCGTAAGGCGAGGCGCACCCGCAATGACAAACCCTATCTCTCAAGGTTCCGCACCCATGGCGGACGGCCCCCGCGGGCGCCGCCCTTGCTCGAATAACGAACACCCGCGCCGCGCTGGAGGATTGCGCGCCGATGGGGTTCCCGAGGTTTCGCACCCGTCTTGCGGTGCGGATCAGGCGCGGGCGGCTCAATCCTCCAAATTGCCCACCGCCCGCGCATCATCTGCCGAGATCAACACCCTGGCGCTCTACGCCGCGACAGAGACCCTCAGGGCGACACCGATGCATCAGAGATCGGCGCAGTTTGCAGATCTCGGCGGATGCATCACCGCGCCAGCTTCGGACGCATGGGTCTATGATGAGGCGCTCTGGCTGGTCGATCTGATGGGCATTCTATGCGCCGGCACATCCCGCCAAAACGCGCTGAGCAACTGGATCAAGACCGCCTCGGCGCGCGTACCCCGCCGCGCCAGCGATGGCCGCCCGGATTGCCCCTACGACGGCCAATTGCCCGCGCCGAATTTCGTGCAAAGTGGCTTCAATGTCTAACGCACTGATCGCCTGCGAAACCAGCGGCATCATGCGCCGCCTCGTTGCCGCCTAAGGCGGCGCGCAGTTCGGAAGCAATGGCCGCCCAAAGCAAGGTCCTGAATCGAGAGAAATTTCATGCCATTTCAGCAGCTTTTCGTAAAGGAAGCGGACATAGCCAAAATGCTGGGCCATGACGTCAAGTGGCTACGCTCAAACAGTGAAACACTCGAACGTCAGTACGGCTTTCCCAAGATCGATCCTGCAATAGGCATGCGCCACCGTGAGGCGGTTGAGGAATGGGCGCGAGAACGCAACGCTAGATCTGCTAAAGCGCGCTCCCGGCGGTTGACGGAAACCAACCATACGGAGAACCACGATGCGTTTTAGAGACTCGCTCTGGGATGACAGCGAACCGGCCTATGCGCCGTTCCTGAAGTACCTGAAAGACCGGAACAGCTACCTATGGCGCCCAAGCAAGAAGTATCTCGAAGCTGGATACAGCATCAAAACATATAAGCTCGGCGGATCAAAAGGCGACGGGCTTGATCTGGAGCGCGCCGCTCACTGCCGCGCCCTCACTCGCGAGATGCTTGAATGGTTTGACGGCGAAGCTATAGGCCGGAAGGCAGGTACATGGGGGTGGCTGATTGGCCGCTACCTGTCAGACGAGTTCAGCTCCTTCCATGACGTCTTGCCCCAAACGCAGGAAAAGTATCGGCAGATGCTGGGATACATCGAGCAAGCAATTGGCAATGTGCTGATCGAGGAGACTGACTTTGAGCGGATTATGAGGTGGAAGAAAGCCATGCACGACAAGGGCCGCTCCACCCACTACGTCAAGAAATGGTTCACCCACTGGCGCTTAATCGTCTCCCACGGGATCAAGGTCGGTGTAGATCATTGCGCCAAGGTGAAAGCGATCCGCGAGGAGGTGCGCATCCAGAATCCCGCCCGTCGATCACGTTATGCCACCCGCGAGCAAATCGAGGCCATCGTGGCCGAGGCCGACCGCATGGGCCGCCCCCACCTCGCCCTTGCCATATTGATGCGGTTCGAGTTTATCCTGCGCGGTGTCGACGTGCACGGGCAATGGGTCAAGGACGATACCCGGCAGGGCGGCGTTCGCGACGGCGGGCAGATTTGGGTCGACGGTGTGACGTGGGATATGTTCGATCAGCACGTCACCTCGTTCACCAAGGTTATCAGCAAGACCCGCAAGAGCTTGACCGAACCTTACACCTTCAGCCTGAAGTACACCCCCGAGATCCGGCAGCGCCTGCTTTTGATCCCGACAGATCAGCGCACCGGCCCAGTAATCACCATGGCAAACGGCAAGCCACCCAAGAATGGTGTCCTGTCCCGCGGCTTCAAGGAGGCCCTGCGCGCTGTGAACAAGGCACGTGCCAAAGCTGAACTAGACCCCTTCCCTGATGATCTACAGATCCGTGACACCCGGTCTGGCGGCATCACCGAAGCGAAGTCTCTAGTGGACCCCACTACCCTCCAGCACGCGGCCCAGCACACTCAAGGCACCACCACCGCGATCTACACCCGTGACCGGTCTGGAGCCGCAAACAACGTGATTCAGGTCCGGGCCAAAAGAGGGTAA